ACTTTACTCTGGCGCTTTAACCAATTAAGCTATTCCATACTTTCTATTATAGTACTTGTAAAAAATGTAGACTATTTCACAATCTTGTTATAAGTCTTCTTTGAGCAATTTCCAGTTACTGGTACAATACCATGCTTCTTCTGGAACTCCTTAACTTTCGCAACTGACTTCTTGTAATAGTCACCGTCTACATCATCACCCTTAAATCCAACCTTCTTCTGTACGAATTTAGTAAGATGAGGTTTAGATTTACGAGTTTCAATAGTTAACTTAGCGTTAATAAATGAATCTTTAGTATTTTGACCTTTAATTCCGTCTACCTTAAGGTTACCCTTTTTCTTACCTAAGTCTTTGTTGTAGGCAATCTGATACTCTTCAACTGTTTTAGAGTATTTAACCGCTACCGTAGTCTTAGCCTTAGCAGGTTTAGATGTTGTGGTCTTAGATACCGCAGCAGCCTTAGGTTTTGGTGGTTTGACAATTGGTGCTTTCGCAATAAACTTTCTACTACCGCCTGATGTAACCATAACAGTATGACCCTTAGTCTTAGTACACAATACATCACCGTCTAGCAACCCCGAACCAGTAGTCAAGTTAACTTTATTAGTAACGTCTGTGAAGTGACCTGATTTAAGTAATACATTCTTAAGAGAAGATGTGTTGAAATCTGGTAACTCGATACCTGCCACATAAACACAAGCACGAATCAATGCCGAACAGTCAGTCTCAACATTTTTCTTAAGACCTTTAATTGACTTACCATTTTTCTTCAATTCCTCAATTAATGTGTCACGCTGAGCCTGGTCGTAACCAATATGTGGTGAAGCACAAGCGTCTTTCATTGCCTGACACATTTTGTTAGCCACAACATCTTCTTTAGGTCTGAGTACAACCCATCCCTTAGAATGTCTGTAGTAGTTCTGAGTGGAAAGTTCTCTACCAGTCTGGTCTCCTGCCTTACCACCAGAAATCTTACCACGTTCATCGATTCTGGCACTTCCTATAATAATTTTCGTCATATTTATCTTTCTCCTCTCTAATTAAATTCGCCTTTATCATAAAGTTCCATATATCTCTCAAGGATAATTTTAGTATTTATGGATGTCTTATTGTTGATGTAATCTGGGTGAGATTTACAATAGCGGTCATAAGCCGTGATGTCATCCAGAACCAAATCATAAGCCTCTTTATTTATTCTATATGTATCCTGACTTACTTCATTACCGAAAGAGACTATCCTACGTTTGATAGCCTCTATTTCGATAAGTTCTAATCTCTTATTAAGAAACTCAATTTCCTTATTAGTATTGGCAAGCGTTACTTCGATTTTTGCTATATTCTCGTATAGTGATTTATGGATAATACCTGATATAGACTTGAGCAAACTTGTCCAAGGGTTAATCTTGATTGGTGAGATTTCAAATATACTACCAACAATAATCCATAAGACTACTCCTGTCCTCAATAAACCATTTAAATCAAAACCCATACGTATAAATTCATCGAAAAAGTCTTTTAACGTCATGAGTCGCTTCTCCTATGCTTCGCCGTTAGATTCTGCTTCACCATTAGTTTCTAAGAAGTGTTTTACAGTCTCGTATGCTCCTACAGATGCCCAACCTGAGCACCCACCTACTAAGATATACTCGATAGAGATTTCACCTTTAGATACTAAGTATGCAACGATACCAATAATACATGTTAAGGGTGGGATATACTTGTTTGGAATCTTTTCGAAATAAGGTGAATTCTTAATTAAGAATCCGACAAGTACACAAAAAAGCATGATTGTTGGTGATAAATACTGTTCTAAGTTCATTTTGATTTCCTCCTATTATTCCTCTTCTGGGAATTCTTCTCCTGTAATTTCTTTAAATTCTTCTTTAGTAATCCATTTCTTGATTACTGCATTGCGTACTCTGATAATGTTCCACAAACCTTCGTCATAAAACTCTTTTACTAATTTAAATTTCTTGCTCATTTTCTTCACCTTCACTTTCAATATCCAATTCAACATTAGCCATCATTGCGATGTACTCAATGTTTGCACGGTTAATTTCAGCCTGAGAGATTGCATTCTCCTGCTCTTTTCTGTCTTTTGGAGACTGTTTACTTTTAATTAGCTTCATTTTGATTCCTCTACTTTCTTTAAGTATTCTTGTGTTCTATTAATAAGTTTATAAGAGTTACCTTTCGATGCATTATTTGCCCATGCTTCAAAACAATCATTAATCTTCTCTTGTGTAATTTCACCATTTTTCAACAACTTCACTTGACGATATATTTTCTTTCTCTCATGTTTAACATTTTCACTATTGAGAGTCATGATTATTTTTCCGGTATTTGTAACATTATAATAAAAACCTAAAAACAAGAAACCATCCTTTAACGGTGTTATGTGTGTTTTCTTAGGATTAGCAGAAAACCCAATATCGTTTAACTTTGATTCAATTCTGTCTAAACAGTATTCAAGATACTCTTTTGATTCATGTAATATGAAGAAATCATCCATATATCGAATATAATCTTTAATTCCTAATTCTTCCTTTATAAAATGGTCAATAGGGTCTAGCAAAGAAATACCTGCTATCTGCACCATCTGTGAGCCTGGATTATATCCTACATCACCTTCATATTGGCTGTTAAGAACATCACATACCATTTCATAGTCAACGTCATTCAAGCATTTTCTAAAAATCTTCTCTACTTCTTCGTGACGCATACTTGGATAATATCCTGATACATCGATTTGAAGCACATAGCCATCAAGACCGTTGTTTATAAAATGTCTTCTTAAATACTTTTTCACTAAGTTTCTTGCAAAATCTATACCTTTACCTTTTTGACAAGCGCAATTGGCATAGATAAACGATTTAGTGGCACTTGGATATAGCACTAAGTCATTGATTGAGCGTTGGTAAACCCTATCCTCAAATGGGACTGATAATCCGTCTCTAGGTTTTGGATATGTAATTCGTATCTCTTTTGGTTTACCGTTCTTCCATTTACCTTCCTTGAATTTACGTTCCATCTTATAAATTCTTTCAGGAGCATTAAGGTTAAATGACATAACGCTCGGTTTCCATCCTACACCTTTTTTGCATTTAATAAATGATTCCCAAAGTGAATCATATGACGTTATATGTTTATTATATTTAATAATAAACCCCTCCTGTTCTAGTTACATAACTACAAGTAGTCACGCAACATCATTTCGGTATTGTTTATGGACTTTCACCAACGGGTTTCGGTTCCTTGCGTAAGATTAGCTATTCCACAAACACTATGTGTATGCTATTGGTTTGCTATCATCGCAATCGGGAGTGCAACGATTCGCATTAGAGGCGTTGTTGTTGTTGACATTACCTGTCGTATTCGCATTCCATACGTTGTTCGCATTGTTGATATTCGCTGAGCGAAGACGCACTAAAAATTCAACCTACACCCAATTTAGAAATTCTTATAGCGTTGTTTGTCGGCTTTGTACCATTTACCTAGCAACGTTCTCGTTTCCAATGTCATACCTACCCAATAATTTACTTTTCTACCCCTCAAATGAAATAACCTTTGAGCAATATTTATGTATGAAAGTAAGTTATTACAGTATATAATCGCCTTATGTTCCAACCCAAGTCTAGTTCTTTTTGATTCTTCATCAGTTACACGAATATTGTTAGCCGTGTTTGCCGACATAAATATATCAGTCGCACAGTCTATAGTTTTATCTATAAACTTCTGATACTTTTCATCAAATACTTTTGGATTAGAGCATATCTTTATTGTATGAACATTCAAATTAAGAGCATTGTTCAGAGCGATAAGCCCTCTGTTCTGAGGTGTATCCGGTACGTTTCTTTGACCAACATTTACTGCCATGAAATCTCCCCCCCCTTTTTTTTTATTTACTTATTACATTATATAGGCTCTCCACCGATACGTGGTTCGGCGGATTACCTATAATTATCCGATTACGCAAACGGGAGTGCAACGACTCGCACCAGAGGCGTTGTAGTTGCTGACAATACCTGTCGCATTCGCAAACCATACGTAGTACGCATAGCCGATATTCGCTGAGCGAAGACGCACTACTTGTGGAGAGGTATGTTTTTCAATCGCATATGTGATGTTTGGAGCATATTCAGTGTAATCAGCTAATGGGCTATCTAATCCTAACTGCTCTTTCATTAATGGATAATATGTTCCTTCGCCTGCTTTCTGTGGAGTATAATATAACTCTTCTTTTGAAGGTAGGAATACTTTGTCATATGTGTATGATTCAACACCACCATGAGTTGGATTATTTTTCCATGTTTTAACCTTAACTGTTTGCATTGCGTTATATAACTCGTCACTGATTCCACATAAGAATCCACTTACAGTACTTAACTGGTCAGGAGCAATATCCAACTCATCTTGAGCAGTCCACCATTCACCTTTTCCTTTACGAGAATTAAGATACTGTCTGTATGCAGATAATTCCCAGTCATTATTTCCATACGCAGTTTCCTGCATAGAGTTTAAATTACCATTTCTTGTATTAAGATTTAATGTTCCTAATGATGTACCGTCTGTTCCTTCTGTAACGGTAATAGCATTTTCTAGGATGTCAATACCATTTTCAGCATAGACATACACTTTCCAATTTTGTGGTGCAACATCTGGCATTGAATAGAATCCTGCTAGTTTACCGCCTTCTGGTACGTCATTAGTAATAGTAAACTGATATGACTTATCTTTTTTAGCATTAGTCCCCCAATCGGCACCTAATGTAATGTGATAAGTCCCTGCAGTCAGCCCGTCTCTACAAGCGTAGAAAGCTCGATTGTGAGAGAACTGAATTGGTTTTAATGTAGCCCAATGTTGCTTTAAGAACATACCATTAATAGTACCATCTCTTGTTTCCACACTTTCAAATTTAGCAATATCCCAGGCGTTTGAATATGTTATGCCATCATCAACATCAATCCAATCTTCTTCAATCTGGTCCCCGTAGCCAAGGAACTGACTAGCTTTTCCAGAACGAATTAATGATACTAACTCAACCCAATTGTTATCTTTGTTTAATGTTTTGTAGAGTAATTCAACATTAGTATTAATATCATCAATATCATTCTCATTGGCTGTTACTCTTGATACAAGAGTATTATAGGCGCTAGTTCGTTCATTAACTTCATTCTCAATTAACTCATCTGTCTCAGCCTTAGTATATCTGTTGCTAATTTGCGTTTGTAGATTCGTATCCGCATTGGTTCTAGCGGTACGTTCTGTATCTAGTAAAGCCTCAGTCGCAGAAGTCTTACTATTTAACTCATTTTGAAGTTCTCCTTTAGCGTCTCGAATCTCCTGTCGCATATCTGCTTTGACAGTTCCCATCTCAACAAGCCTTACAGTACCGTCCTTAGACAATACTACTTTGTCAACATCCGTAATAGTGTCAACTACCGGATATGTAGAAATATTTTTTGTTGCCATTAATTTATCCTCCTTAGAAAATTATCCAATACGCTCCCACATGTAGAACGTATCATAGAAAGGGTCGTTCATTATCTGGTTACCAACAGTCCGTAATCCTTGGTCCTTAGCGCCTGACCAAACGACACAAACCCTATCTTTAAACGAATCCGTTTTAGTTAAACCGAAACCGGTAGATTCAGTCTGTGTATATCGGATAGGGATATAGTTCGCACCTTTCTTAGCGCCTGCATCGTTAGTAACCGCTCCAGACCCAAATTGTAATGTTTTTGTGATACCTGGTAACGGGTCACCAAATGTAGCAAAGTCAACCGTATATGTTCCTGGATTTAAATAGAAATATCTCCAGTTGTCTCCGTAGTATGCAGCGCCATAACGAACATGTGTAGGTTGGTCAATCGTGAATGTGTCATGTTCTCTATACTTGTC